TCATTTCCATCTCCTCTAAAATAAAGTTAGTTGCTTCTGTTCCTCGTATTCCAAACCATGTTGCTTTATATATATTTCGAGCTCTTCAGCAGTATCAAATGTCTTTTTAACGCTTTGCCAACCTGGCACGATATGCCCATGAAAGTAATACGTGCCATTTACTACATGAGTATGTGCCACTCGTTCGTTATCCTGATACAGATATCTTTTAGAGCCGAAAAATTGGTTTAAGCGTTCTTTACGTGCGCTATCTGTCATGGTCGTCACTCCTTTTAACAATTAGGCAGTCCAAACGACATGCATTCGTAATATAGTTCTTCATTCCTTATGCTTGTCTTATAGTTCTCAATCACATTGCTAACTTCTTTATGACTCATTGCTTTAACTTGTTCGTCTGTATATTTTTCGCAGTCTTCTAATTCCAGTTGCTCCTGTAATGACATTACGTAATCAACTTGTTTTTGCGTTGCCATCGTTACCCCTCCCACAAGTCAAACACTCTATCGACGTAAAACTTCGCCTTTGCTAAATCCTCATGACCATTCTTTAACGGTGCTCTAGACAAGTATTTGATTGCATTACCTATTGCGAATGCTAATTGTGGTGGATACTGTGCCGTAACTTGTTCGATGAAATCTATAATTTCAATGTCGCCGTATGTGTAATGCGCAGGTTGTTTAACATTGTCTTGTGTTTCATTCATATCTACTTTTCTGTTACTGATTATGCTCATTATGCTTCACTCCATTTCTTGAACATTTGGTTATAAGTGACATCGAACCAGTACGGATCACGTGAATGTTTTTGAGGCGTTCCATCATAAAGCCATGGTCTCAATCTTCTCTTTCTTTCTTCTTCATATTCCGCTCTCACATTTCGTTGGTATAGGTTCAAAATCGCTTTTTTTCTGATTTTTTCTCTCTCTTTTTCTTCATCTTTTATTTGACTCTTCATATATTCAACTTCATCTTTAGATTTTGAGTCTTTTCTTCCACACAATAATTCATCGCCGCGCATTTTATGTTTGTATCTGTATCTAAGAAGTTCTGGAGATATATGATATTTTTCTGAAACTTCTCTCAATGTCATTAGTTTTCCTTTGATACGCACTCTTATAACTTTTCTTCTAGCCATCATTCCACCTCTAAATCTAAAACCTTGATATTTATAACGTTATATTTTAATAGTTCACCTGGATTATTAAATAAATAGTCCGCCAAATTCTCTTTTTCTTTATCAATCTGATTGTAATTAACACTTTCGACTTCTGTAGGAATTCTAATGTCAACAGAAGCATTGATATAAGCTTGATGTTGCATTCAATCACACTCCTAATCCTTCATATAAAACGGAGAAGTAAATCCGTCACTATTCAAATTCAATCCTTTTGCCCAATCGACAGGCTTATTCATGATAGTTTCGATTTCCTTAAGTCCATTTGAACCTCTAGGTATTTCTACAATTACTTCATCATGGACATGTCCAACTATTTTAAAACCTGATGCTTCAAGCCTAGCTATAGAAATCGCAAGTAAATCCCTTGCAGTTGCTTGAACAATATTCTCGACTAACTTCCCACCATACGTTTTTAACTTTGACCATTTACGGTTAAGATCTAAGCCCATAAATTCAACAACTTGACTACCCCAACTATTTTCACCAACTGAAGCTTTTGGATAAGCTAAAGCTCTTCCACTAGGCAGTTCAATCATTAGAAAACCTTTTTTCATATAAAATCTAACTCCATGCGTATGATGCGTCTTTCGGGATTTCACAGTATTAATTGCAGCCTCTTGGCAAGCCTTCCAAAAATTAACTATGTTAGGATTTGCGTTACGCCAACTATCAACTAAACCTTGTAATTCATTTTCTTCAATGCCCATTTCCAATGCGCCCATCGCTTTTAAAGCTCCAGCGCCACCTTGATAACCTAAAGCTAATTCGGACACTTTTCCCTTTTGTCTGAGAGGGTCGCCTTTAGTTATGCTTTCTACCGGGACATTAAACATTTGAGAAGCCGATGCTTCATATATCTTTCCGTGTGTGTTGAACACATCTAAACGCCATTGTTCTTTTGCATACCATGCTATGACTCTTGCCTCTATTGCAGAAAAATCACTTACTGCTAGTTCATTACCTTCTTCAGCAGTAAATGTCGTCCTAACTAATTGACTTAATAAGTCTTGAGGATGAACATTGAGTAATAAATCTAAATCGTCAAAACGTTGTTCTTTAATAAGATCTCTTGCTATTTCTAATTCAGTATCTGAAATATAATGCTTTGTTAAATTCTGAAGTTGTACACCTCTACCTGCCCATCTTCCAGTACCGGCACCGTAAAATTGAAACAGACCTCTTACCCGTTCATCACTGCACATCATGTCATGCATTTTGTTGTATTTTTTCACACTGGTTTTAGACATTTGCAATCTAATTTCTAGCATTTTTTTAGCTTTTCCTGTTGCTTCTTTTAAGTACTCCTGAACCGTTTTCTTTTGTAAATTAGGTATATCTAATCCTTGGTCATCCTTTAACCAAGCCAATAATTGTGTAGGACTATTAGGATTTTCTAAACCTGTTATATGTTTAGCTTGATTAAGCAATTCTTCTTTACTCTGCTTATCGAGCACATTAGCTCCTAACATCAATGATTTAGAAAGCTTAATACCTCTGTCGTTTATATGTTGGTCAAAAACCCAATATGCTTGTTCAATTGCAGTTACTGGAAAGTCTTTAATTTTATGAGCAATCGTCATTTCTACTTCTACATCTCGAATACAGTAATCTATAAATTGTTGCCATTTTTCAAGATCATGTTCAGGCAAGTTTCTTGTTCTTCCTCCATTAACTTTTGTTGGTTTACAAGGTATAGAGAAATAACGAATTAAATTTTTACCTGCTTTATCTTTTTGGTTTTGTAGTCTTAAAACTTCTCCAACTTTATCAAGCGAAGCAGGTAAGCCAATACGCATTGAATTAACCATTGTGCAAATCCATTCTTCAGGTGGCATCTGTTTATTAAAATGTTTAGCAAGACAAGTTCTTTCGAAATTAGCATTGAATGCATACTTTTTTACAGCAGGATCAAAAAGAGCAATTTTAAACGTCTCAAAATCAGCGTGGAAAGGCTCATTATCTACTTTAGTCATGTCAATCGCACTAATCGCTCCACCATCTATTGAATAAGCTATAATTAAAATTTCGAAATCTTCAGCTTCTGTGTATTTATAGGCACCACATTTCGAAATATCATTACTGCTATATGTTTCAATATCTATATTCATAAATCTCAAATTCTTGACACCTCAATTTCTTTAAAATTAAAGTGGGGCTAAAACCCCACCTATTGACTTATAAGAAATCCTCATCATCAGTGTCTAATTCATCGAAATCATCTTCTGCTGCACTTGCACCGCCAAGAGGTTCGCCTTTTTCTACAAGTTGAATGTTGTTCAATCCAACTGCGATACCCTTATTACCATTTGTGTTGAAAGGAAATAGATTAATTGAAGCTCTAATATAATCACCACTTACAACAGTTCCAGAATCCGTTAATCTAATTTTGTTTTGGTCAATAATACCAGGTGCTTGTTTGCTTGATGCGTTAATAAAATAAGCGTCTTGATAATTGACATCATCTTCTCTTTCAGTATCTCCATCACGTAATGGAAGTTTCAGATTTGCAGGAACTTTGCCTCCAAACTTACTAACTTTTCCTTCTTCTTTAGCAGCTTCTATAGCTTGTTCAATGGCTTTTATCGTACTTGTATCTGATTTAGGAATGATTAAACTGATTGAATACTTTGATTCTTGCCCTTCTTGCATACTGTGAGGTTCAAAAATATGTGCATATGATGCTCTTACTTTTCCTGTAATCACTTTAGTTTTATTTAATACTTTTGCTTTCATGTTTATATACCGTCCTTTTAAATTTTTATAGTTTGTCAAAATCATCTTCAGCAGATTGCTTTATAGCTGGTCGTTTATCCGACTCGGTAGCAAGTGTTAATTTACCTTGCGGCTTTTCTATAAAACCCTCTGTAATTTTAGAAAATGCTTTTTTACCAATTAATTTTTCTAAATTCGTAATGCTAAGTAACTTGGTTTCTGTAATATCTTCAGGTTTATAACCCGCTTCAACTAACTTTTCAAGCATTGCTTTTGTATCAGTTATCATTCTTCGTGAACGACCTTCTACAAGCTTCCAACCAGGATAGTTTTTATCATTTTCTTTCGCTTGATTTAGTGCATATTGTTCTACTTCATCAGCCCATTTTTTGATATCAGGCAGTTTATATAAAAGTTCTGCAATCTCTTCATCACTTAACAAATGTGGTGGCTTTTGAGGCACATTTTGCATGTATTCTGCACGTGTTCTACATGAATGATTTATCTTACAGAATCTACAATGACTACCTGCTTTAAACTCTCCTCCACCGTTATAAGCAAGTCTGGCTAATGGTTTAACAAAATCGGCTCCCCATTGAAGTAATCTTGATATTGGTAACTCTTCAGTAGAAAAGTTATCTATTCGAGGTTGTATGATAGTCATGCGAATTGTATGAATGTCATACATTAAACTAAGCAGTTCATATGCGCCCAAGCCATATAATCTAAGTTGAGGATTATCTATAGCTGAAACTTCAATGCCTTTACCATATTTAAGGTCAATAATTTCAAGTACACCACCTGAAAATATAATGACATCACCAGTTCCAAAAGATTCAGGGACGTATTTACCTAAATCTAATTTTGTTTCAAATAAAGCTATTACATCATTATCCCTACTCAAAGCTTCGTTATATTTTTCTTCTACATTAGCTACATACTCTTCCACATATTCACGCAATTCTTCGCTGTAATATTGATTTCTCTTATAATTTTGAAAAGCCTTATTAAACTCAAACTGTGTTAGGCCTTCATATTTAAGGCTGAAATATAACTCACTTAACTCATGGGCGAATGTACCTTCTTCGGCAAAAACTGTACTTTTATCTGCAATACCTTCACTTGCCTTAATACTCGGTGGGCAGTTTAGCCATTGTTTTGCTCCACTTGCACTAAGCTTTGCATGAGCTCTATTTGAGTGATCTAGCTTCATGCATTTATTCTCGCATTCATAAAATCAACAATTTTTTCATAATGCTCTTCTTTGATAGTAGATAGCTTATCCGCACCAAGTTCGTTAAGTTTATTTCTAAATTCTTTCTTATCAGAAGTATCTGCTTTTTTAAGGAACTCTTTTCCTACTGATAAAACATAATCTTTAGTTAAATCAGCAGAAGTTTCCTTAACTTCTTCAATTGATTCCAGTTGAGCTGTTTCTTCTTTTGGCATTGGTGCTTCTTTAACTTTCTCTTGTACAATTGATGAATCTACTGTTGATAGTTCAGTGTTTAACACACGTAAATTGTTATTTAATAGTTTTAATTCTTCAAAAATATCTTCTAATATTGCCATTGATTAAATCCTCCTACCATTTCATGACTAAGTTAATTAGTCTGTCCTGTTCATCTGTGTTCTCTTCAATCCATTCGTTTATAACGTCACGCATTGCATCCGTCGCAAAATATAGTTCGCTTAAATCTACAACATGAAATGATTTAAGTGGAATATTATTCATATCCTTGATTTGTATACTGATACCGTCATGTTTTTTCATCGCAGACACTTTAAATTCAAACCCGTTAAAGCTGATAATTTTATTTTTTATCTCACCAAATTTGTAATACATTGTTTTAGCCCTCCTTGTTATCATCAATACCGTGAAATTTTTGTGATTTACACATTTGGAGAACATTGACAATGTCTTTATAACTCTTAGTGCTATCCAATAAGGAAGCAAGATCGAAAGTATGACCAATCACAGAACTTGAACCTGCTAAATAATCTCCGTCGATAACTCCTATTGATGAGAAAAGCAAAATATCAAATTTACTTTCTCCCTTAATTTCTTTCGCTAATTCATACAATTCTCCGCTTTTTTCAGATAATAAGTCTTTTACTTCTTCCTGAGTCATGTCTTTATATTTTTTAGTCATTGTTGACTTCCTCCTCGTTTTCTTCGTCCTCCTCGTTATCTTCTTCGTTTTGTAATTCATAAATTTTGTTTTTTAGTTTTATATTTTCTTTTTCCAATTTTTCGTTTTTTCTTTCTTCCGCAAAATACTTACCTCTGTAAGTATCTTCTTCTTTATCTTTAACAGCCTTTATTTCAATAAGTTTTCTGTACTCGTTCAATGTGATTGTTACTGTCAATTCTTGATTTGCTACAAAGTTATCTTCTTCATTTCTGTATCCTGAGAAATCTTTAGTGTAATAATGTTGTTCAGTTTTAATATTTTCAGCCATAGTTGACTACCTCCGTATATTTTGATTTAATTAAGTTGTATATTTTGATAAATGTTTGTCACTGTTACTTGTTGACGCAAGTAGCAGTTTTTTTATTCTTCATAA